CTACGGCCCTCTGATGAGCGTGGAGCAGTACACCCAGGCCATCGCCCGCGCCGACCGCAAGGGGCAGGACTCGGACAAGGTCACCGTCATCCACATTCAGGGCTCGCCCGTGGAGAAGAAGATGTTCGCGGCGCTCGCGGGCAAGGTGGACGATGCCCGCCTGCTCGTGGACCTGTTCAACGAGGAGCTCAAGGAAAGGGGGTTGCCCGACGCGAAGGGCCGTGTGTAAAATGTTTGACAAGCGGGCCGCAGGACCCGCCCAACCAAAGGAGCAAGCATGGATCAGGAAGAAGTACCGCTGGACAAGCTGGTGCGCATCTACATGAAGATGCGGACGAAGCTGTCTGAACTTGATGCCGAGGTCGAAGGCATCAAGGAGCAACAGCAGTTGATCAAAACCGAGATCAAAGACCGTATGCGGTCTGTCGGCGCCAAGTCGATGAAGACCGAATACGGCACTGTGTCGCTGACCGAGAAGACGCGCTACTACACCCAGGACTGGGACGCGTTCAAGCGCTTCGTCATCGAGAACGACGCAGTCGATCTGTTGGAGAAGCGCATTTCGCAGACCAACATGAAGCTGTTCTTGCAAGAGAACCCCACACTGGTGCCCCCGGGTCTGAACTCGGACACCGAAATCGACGTTTCAATCCGCAAGGCTGCGGCGTAAGGAGCTATCCACGTGAGCAATATCGCACTCTTTTCTTCGTCCAACGTTCCGGCATTCGCCAAGAAGCAGGAGCTGTCGGCACTGGCCAAGTCGCTCTCGGGCGGCGCTGGTGGCGGCGGCAAGCGCATCTCCATCAAGGGCGGCGTGTTCCGCCTGCTGGTGGACGGCAAGGAAATCGCCGCCATCGAGGAGCGCTACCTCGATGTGGTCCTGGTGAACGCCGCGCCCAAGATCGGGCGCACGTTCTACATGAAGACCTACGATGGCGACACGCCCAGCGCCCCGGACTGCTGGAGCGCCGACGGCGAGAAGCCCGACGCCACCGCTGCCAACCCGCAAGCGTCGAACTGCGCAAGCTGCCCGCAGAACGCCAAGGGCTCGGGGCAAGGCGACAGCCGCGCCTGCCGCTTCAGCCAGCGTCTGGCCGTGGTGCTGGCCAACGACATCGAGGGCGATGTCCTGATGCTGCAGGCGCCTGCGGCGTCGATCTTCGGCAAGGCCGAGGGCGAGAACATGCCGCTCCAGGCGTACGCTCGGTTCCTGGCGGCGCAAGGCGTGTCCCCCGAGACGGTGGTCACCCGGATGAAGTTCGACACCAAGGCGGAGGCGCCCAAGCTGTTCTTCAAGCCCATGCGCTGGCTGACCGAGGAGGAGTACGCCGCTGCGACGCAGCAGGGGCAGAGCCCGGAGGCCAAGCAGGCCATCACGATGACCGTGGCGCAGATGGACAAGGTGGCTGCTCCTGCTCCCATGGAGCTTCCCGGCAAGCCCCCGCAGCGCGCGGCTGCCCCCGCCCCTGCCCCGGCGCCTGCGGCTGAGGATGATGACGAGCCCGCGCCGCCCCCGCCGCGTCGTGGCCGTCCGCCCAAGGCCGTCGTCGAGGCCCGCAAGGCCGCAGAGGCGGCTGCAGAGGAGCCGCCCGAGCCGGTCGTCCAGCGTGCGCCTGCCCCGCCCGCTGCCGCGCCCAAGACCCCGCTTGCGAAGCTCGCGGAAGATTGGGATGATGAGTAGCGCTAGCTTTGGTAGGGGCTTCGGCCCCTACTTTTTGGAGCACACATGAAGCAGTACAACACTGTCGTTTCACGTGAAGAAGTTCTGGCGTTGCTTAATTACAATCCTACAACCGGGTTGTTTACGCATCGTGTTAAAGGGCACCGGCGTGCAGTCGGACAAGTCACTGGCCGTTTAGACCGCAAGGGCTACGTGCGTATTCGTTTGCTAGGCTACGAATTCAAAGCGCATCGGCTTGCTTGGCTAATCGTCCACGGCGAATGGCCAAAAGCGGAAATAGATCACATAAATGGCTGCCCTAGTGATAACCGTATTACTAACTTGCGTGACGTATCTGTTGCAGAAAACGGATGGAATCGTAAGAAAGCAATGCGTAACAATAAACTAGGGGTGCTCGGCGTTTGCGCCGTCGGCGATAAGTTTCACGCACAACTTGGTGTCAACGGAACGCGAAAAAGCCTAGGCTTCTTCGAGTCTGTTGAAGAGGCAAAAACAGCCTACATCAACGCTAAAGCGGTGTTTCACCAACTACAGTGATGCCCTACTCAACCGACACCATCTACAGGGTCAAGAAAGGACCGAACAACCTGGGCAACACGCTCGGGCGGCTCGCGGTTGATCTTGACTTCTCCGTACAGCGCATCGCCAAAGCCACTAACGCCACTAGACAGACCGTCTACAACTGGCTATCCGGTGGAGAGGTTATGGGCGCCTACCGCCCGCCAGTCGAGCGCTTGATCAACATACTGCAGACAGCAAAAACTGCTGACGAAGCCTGGGGAGTAGCATGCCGGGAATTCAACCTTCAAGCCTGACGCCGAGTGAACTCGTGCGCTACGCCGAGCAGTTCAACGTCAACGGTCTGCCGAAGCACTGGTGCCAGGAGCTTATCGCTACGCTTGATGCGTATGTGACGAAGTACGGCAACGACGCCGTAAAAGCAGAAGACAACACAAAGCCCCTTTTCTGAAAGAGGGGCTTTCACATGGAACCGCAAGAGTTTCTTGCGGCGGTATTGCCGCCGCCGGGGCACGGCTACTATTGTGTAGCGACGCTGCCCAGCAGACATCATAAATTCAGTAAAAACCTAGAGGAGTTACTTCCGCCAGCGTTTGAGTGGGCAAACGAAGGCAAGGATGCGTATTTTGCGCTAGCTACTTTCAAGACGCTAGATGTGCCCAAGAACCCTGAGACGGGTAGACCAGAGATACGCACCGCCGTAAACGCTGCCTACATCAAGTCCCTGTTCATCGACATGGACGGCTACGCCTCCAAGAAGGCAGCAGCAGAGGCGCTGAGCGCGTTCCTTGAGCGCACCGGTCTCGACACGTTCGGCACTCCGTGGGTGGTCGCCTCGGGCGGCGGGCTGCACTGCTACTGGGCGCTGGAGGAGCCGGTCGAGATCGCGCAGTGGAAGCCCGTGGGCGAGGCGCTCAAGCGCCTGTGCTACAAGGAGGCATTGTCCATCGACAAGTCGGTGCCTGCCGACGCCGCCCGGGTGCTGCGGATTCCTGACACATGGAACTTCAAGCCCAAATACCCCGAGCCCAGACCCGTCAAGCTGCTGGTCGAGGGCTGCACGGTGCCGTTCGAAGCGTTCTCGCAGCACATCTTCTCGCTGGTGGGAGCGCCCGAGGCGCCCATGCCCACGCTGTCCCTGCCAGGAACACGCCCAACGCCCACGGCGACGGGCGTGAAGCTCATGGAGAACAGCACCACCCGGTTCAAGAACATCCTGCAGCGCACCGTTGCAGGCGACGGATGCGCTCAACTGGCCTACTTCGTGGAGCACGCGGCGGATGACGGCATGGAGCCGCTGTGGCGCGGCTGGCTGTCCCAGGCGAAGTACTGTGCGGACGATGAACGCGCCGCGAAGTGGCTGAGCGATCTGCACCCCTACGACACGCAGCGCATGCAGATCAAGCTGCGGGAGATCAAGGGGCCGTACCCCTGTCTCAAATTCGACAGCGAGAACCCCGGCGTCTGCGAGGGCTGCAAGCACTTCGGGAAGATCACCAACCCCCTGGCGCTTGGCAGGGAACTGATCACCGACAACGCGCCGAAAGAGATCGAGATCACGCCAGCCGATCCAGAAGATCCCGAAGCGCCTCCGGTCAAGGTCGTCCGCCCCACGCCTCCCAAGGGCTACTCGTACGGCGCCAATGGCGGCGTGTACGTGGACAAGATGGTGGAGGAAGCCGACGGCACGAAGCGCAAGCGTCAGGTGCTCATCCTCCCCTACGACCTGTTCGTCGTGGATCTCTTGAGCAAGGAGGGCGAGCATACCGTCCACATGGTGGCCAACCGCCCCAACAAAGCCATCGACATCCTCATGGCGCAGCGCTACGCGGTGTCTAAGGATGAGTGCATCAAGACCCTTGCGCAGCAGAACATCATCGCGTCTTACGGCCCCAACAACGATGTCAACCTCTACGAGTACGTCAGGGCGTGCGTGGTGGAGGCCAGCACCTCCAAGCAGCCAGTCATCATCCCGCAGCAGTACGGTTGGCAAGAAGACGGCTCGTTCGTCTACTCTGGGCGGGTGTTCCGCCCCGACGGCACCTCCCGCACGGTGCCCATGCCTGACCTAGCGAACCTCACGCGCAACACGCGGCAGCAGGGTACGCTGGAGGAGTGGCGCAAGCTGCCCCAGATGCTGATCAGGCGCAAGCTCTTCGACCATCTGGCCATCGCCAGCATCGCCTTCGGCTCCCCGCTGATGCGCTTCACCCAGATGAGCGCGTTGACCTTCCATGCGGGCTCGACCGACTCGGGCACCGGCAAGTCGCTGGCCCTGTCGCTGTTGAACTCCGTGTGGGGGCACCCGATCCGATACCGCACGGGCAAGAGCACGAGCCCGGTGACCATGCAGCAGCGCATGGGCAACCTCAACAGCCTGCCGTTCACCAGCGACGAGATCACGCACAAGTCGCGGCAGGACATGGAGTGGTTCCCGGGCTTCATCTTCGATGCGTCCGAGGGCCAGGGCAAGGAGA